AAATTGAATTTTTAACTTAAACCACGCATCCTCCATCATAGATACTTGACCTTGGAATGTTTTTGCTAATTCTTTTGTTGCTCCTACAGCCGTTGTTGTGCTGTTCGCCCACATTTCCTGTAAACGTTGTCGTGTTTGTTCAGCAGAAACTGTAACCCCTGCCTCGAAACCCAAGAAAGATGCAACACCACGTTCACGAAATAAATCAGCACTAGCAATACCACTTGCCATTGCTCTTTGTAATTGTTCTGCTGTTTTTACAAAATCAAGCCCCGAAACGGCTGCGATGTCGCCTGTCATCTCCAACAGACCATTTAGTTCGTCAATATCGTCTGTAACTGTTAGTAGAAGTGGGGATGCTTTCTGTATATCCTCTAGTGCGAATGGTACTTTGGACGCAAAACCTGTCATAGTATCAAAGGCTTTTCCTGCATCCTCTGCACTTCCTGTTAGGAATTTAAGTCGTACTTTTAGACTTTCTAGTCCAGATGCGCTCTTAATGACAGATTTAATTACAGCACCTGCACCTAAAGCGCCTAATGCTCCATTCAATGAAAATATCTGGTCTTTGACTCGCTTGGCTGTATCGCCTACGCTTTTGACTGCATTCTTGGCTTGTTGCGCACCCTTAGTGCTGACCTTAATTCCTAAATGTGCTACTTGATTAGTTGCCATCTTTATCCTCTAATTTAAAGTAGGCTATCCAACCATGAAACTCATCAACTGTCATTAAGTCTATCTCATATACAGTCTTGTGTAAGCGATTCGCAAGTGCATATGATGCCAATAACTCGGAATCGCTACTTAGTTTCCCTCTTGTTCCTCAATAGATTGAGATGCAGAGATTTCACCTACTATTCTAGTAATAACATCTGGCGACACATTGTTCATAAGTTCAACTTTGTTTGAAATATCAAACATTTTCTTGCCGTCTTTATCAACTGCCTTCAGAATTAATGTGCGTACCATAAATTCAAAATCATCATTCTTAGCGAATTTCCACAATGACTTTTTTTCGCCCATTGTAAACGGTGTGGAATAGACTATCGTATCCCACTCTGGTGCTTCTATAGCCCTAACTTCTAATTTATCAAAGTGTGCTTTTGCACTCTCTAATACATTCATTATGAAACTGAACCCCATGTAACTGCGCCATTAGACTCGAAACTAACACTTGTTTCTACCATGCCATCTAATGTTGTAGATACACCTTTTTCTGTTACTAGGGCTGATAATGTTGCATAAGTATCGCCTGTAGTTGCTCCCTCTGGGTATAGATTTAATGTTACTTCTGCACCTACACTTAATGCACCTTGTCCTGCTGTATCGGTTTCATCCCAAAAAGCCGTGAGAGAGCCACTTGCTGATGTAAGCCCAATCTTTTTACTTCTTGCTGTTTCACCCAAAACAGTATCATCTATTGTTTCTGCTGATTCAGAAATACTCCAATCCTTTACTTCCGCGATTGTTGATGTTCCTACCTTTGCGACTCCTTCCGAGCCTTTATGATTAGCCATTATCTATCTCCTTTATTTTTTTCTTTTTAGTGTTTTTTTCTACCCATCCCTTCGCCTTCATTTCTTCTACCTTAGAAGGGTGTGGCGTGACCCCATCTTTGCCACCGTTTGGTGGATACAATACAATGTTCATTCATCCCTCCAGTATGGAATATTAACATTCATTTGATACCATTTATCATCAGTACCTACCGTTTCTACACTTGCGACATCACACACTACATCTTTAAAAGCCTGTCCATCAAAGATAGTTGCTATTGTATCAGCATATCCTCGTATCGTGTTCGTTCCTTTATTTAATGGCGTGAATAATTGAATATTAATAATGCCTGTGTGCCTTTTTAAGCCGTTTATTGCTCTGTATGCACTATTACCATTAAGAATGTTAAATCTCACCCACTCGGAGTTATTTGGTATGTTTAAATCTGCGTTACCCCATGCTATTGATGTCGTTTTCCAACTATCATTAAAACGCTCTTCTATATTACTACGTTCATCAGCAAAAGACATTATTTAAAAGAACTCCTTATTTCATTCATAGTTATATCTACCATGCCTTGCGGTGCTTGTTTGCTCGAACCTTTTTCAAGTAGCATAATATACGGCAAGGAGTTAGTGATATATACATCCCGTTTACCTGTTGGTTTTCTAAATGGTTGTATTTGTGTAGCGTTCTTATTAACTGATGTATTCATCTCACCTTCCGAAATATTCCAGTTTGCTCTCGCTCTTCCTGTATCTACTGGCGTTTTCAACGTTACGCCTCTATACGCGTGTAACACAACTGAACGAACAACTTTGTCTACCTCTAGTCCTGCCTTTTTAGCAAATTTTTTAATATCGGCATCAAATGATTGAATACTCATCCCGCCCTCGTTAAAGTTAATGTGTAAGATGCTGTTACTGGGTCGCTCAGAATATCGTGTATGTTATATATCTCCGCGTTCCGTGTCACCGTATCGTTAGTGTCTGGTGTAACGGTTAAATCTTTACTAGCAAAAATTGCTAATACATCACCTGTAAATGAGGTAGATGTTATATTGCTTTCTTCTTTGCCACCCACAGGGCTGACTATAGCCTTTATTGTGTAATCTGTAGTTGTAGAAGAAACTAAACCTGTATAAGTATCATATGTGCCATCTGTTATAGAGTTATAAGTTATTGTTTCTGCTATATCTCCAACTGCCTTAATTGCAGTTTGTACCGACTTTTCAATAGTTGTCCTTAATCCCATTATGACCTCACTACAGGAACAGTACCGAATTTAGCCCTAGCATAAATAATTCCCCATCCTCTTAACATCTCTTGAACAATAGAAGGAATAACCCCTGCCGTATCTGTTTTATCAAATGATAAGGCAACTGAGCCAACACTAATGCTTGTTAAACCCTTGCCATCTTCATCACCTGTTGAATCTGATGATATTAAATGCCTAGCAAATTCTGCTGTGGCGTTTTTTATTGATTGTGGTACGCTATCTGAACTTACAACTTGTCCATCATCTGTTACATCTGTTCTGCCCCATCCTAGAGCCTGTGTGCTTGATGTTCGTGTTCCAGACCATTCTATTTTTTCATCAAGTATGCGTGTTGCCATCTTGAGTGCTTTTTCTTTGTTCGCTGTCGTAGCGCCTGTCCAGTCAGTAGCGTATAAATGGTTATCGTGGTATGTATCAGCGTCTGCTACTGTGATATAACTATCAGCGGAAGCGCCATTCGCTGTTGCGTCTAATGCCATAATAGTTCCTTGTAAGCCTCCCCACTATTGCAGAGAGGCTGAAAACGATATTAATTAGTGATACCGTTTAACATTGCTAGACCTTTCTCAGAGAAATTAGCCAAGCCGTTATAGAACTTCACTCGAGTAATAGACTCATCTTTAGTTTCAGATGCTCCTACTTCCTCAATTGAGATACCTGCATTTCCACTTGCGGTTAGACCTGCAATACCTGTTGACATTGAACCATCATCAAGAGTTCCCATCATGACAGATGTACACGCAGATGATGTACCCCTTGTCTGATTAATCGGAAGATAATCATTTCTAAAGATTGGAACACCTCTGTATGTAGGTACTTGTGCGCCAGAAGGTAATGTAATTGTTTCTCCAATACCTGCACCACCCAAAGCCCTAAGTAAAGCATAGTATGAACGAATTGTTCTAGCGTTCATTAACATATAGTCTACTTGTCCATCTTTGTCTGTGACTAAATCCATTGTTTCATCAAGCAAATCATAAGACAATGCTGAACCGTTAGTTGCTCCTGTCTTAGTTTGACCAGATGCTACAAGAGTTAATAGACCTGTGATTTCATTAGATGACCCTGCACCGTTTATCATCTTATCTTGAAATGCACGACCAATTGATTTAGCCTTAGATGCGACTTGCGCTGCCTTTTGGTCATTTATATTTGAACGTGTTGCTTGGATTAGACCATTTACTTCTGCATCGCCAACTAAAGTAGTAAGTGATGTAGTAACTTGAGTAAATGTTGCCGCGGCTTTACCACCAGCAATTGTTGTTCCTACTCCTGTCCATTGTGAAGCACCCAATGCGTTTTCACGATTGTATGCTAATGAATTACCTTCAATTGATTGAAATGGTAATACATCATAAAAGGGATTTACTGTGATGACGTTTTCGATAACACCCGCCACTAGCATATCCTGTGATAATTTGGCTGATTCCGCCAACGTTACAGATGCCATATTGCATTCTCCTAAATTTTGCCCTGTTGAGTATAGGGCAGATTAAATTAAAATCTACTACTATCACCTCGGGTTCAAAGTAGGAATTACTGTCATTCTATGACGAGTTATGCACAATATATCATAAGTCAAACAAAAATGTCAACTATTTATTAAACCCTGCCTGTAGTTTTTCAAGAGCGGTCATATCGCTACTTGCTGTTCCAGTAAAGTTCTTCCCATGTTCAGACCCTCCACCATTTGAAGGTTTAAATAAATGTGGGGCTACTTCCATTTGTCCTTTCACCCATTCTTGTACTGACATTGGTTCGCTTGTTCCGTGTCCGTATATGACATTGCCATCCTTATCATGTGGTACAGCCTTGCCTTCTTTCAAGGAAAAGATTGATTGTGACCTTAGAAGAATATCGTCCATAGCGGTATCTACTATACCTGTCTTTGTTGCTGAATCTCGTACAGCATTATCAATAACTAATGTTTCAAGTTGATTGTTCAGTACATTGTTGAGGTCTGCTACTTTCTGTAATTCTTTATTATGATTATCTCTCATAATCTTTGTTCGCTCTTCTAGCAATTCATCTATCTTTCCTGCATCAAGAAGTTTTTTATCTTTCATAGCCTGTTGATTTTTCTGCATATCTTTATACGCATCTAAGTCAATACCATCAAACTTGGCTTCTAGTTCTTCTTGTTTTTTTATTAATGCCACATTGTTAGAACGAAATTCATCTACTTTCGTTTTTAATGTTTTGTATTCTGCTTCTGAATAAGTCTTGGCTTCGACTTCTGTTTCTGTTTCACTCATAGTATTCTCCGAATATTAAATTGTCGCTGACATATTCTATTTTACATAAACTTGCGATTATTGAAAGTTTATTTATTATCAATAAAAAAGGTAGACATTTCTGCCTACCTCTTAGTTTATTTGGTTAAATGTTCAAGTGCATGGTGAAACCATGTTGGATTATTTGGTTATTTATTTAAAGTTTCTAATTTACTAATTTTTTCTAGTAAATCGTTATATCTTTCTTGGTCATCTTTCGACCAATCTTTAAATTCAGAGAAGAACCCATTGCCAACAGGTGGCATTTTATTTTTCTCTTCTAGCATAGTTACTTCTTTTTCTAACTGCTCTATATCTTCTGAATGAATATTGTTCAATGTTTTAGTTAAGAATTGTCCAAGTTCATCAAAAGATATTGACTTTTTATTTTCCATATTGTATCTCCTATTTGAAATCCAACATGGCTTCACTCATGCACTTGGTACTGCGTTATCTTTTTAAAGAGCAACCAATCAAAGTCATCTTGGTGATAATATAAGGAGGAGTGTAATTTTTGTATCTGACTTTTCTCAACCTTATATATACATTATACGCCCCTTTAGACGTTTTGTCAACTTTATCTTTTTAGAGGTTTTCTGAAATCCCGCTATCCGCTTGGGTTTTGGGCTATATTTTTAACTTAGTTTCTATTTGTTCTAGAGTCAGAGGATTAGCGCTCTGGTCTACTAAATCCTTAAATCCTAACTTGCCTTGTTGCCAGAGTTTTCTCTTGCCAAT